GTGGAGTCTGATGCGGGTCAAGTCATACTAAACAAGGCATTTCAATCTACCTATGTTGCATCAAGTGAAGGAAAGCCTGCTCAACCAACAATATTGAATCTTACTGAAAGTCAAATAAACAATCTATTGATAGTTTCCAAACCAGAAAAAAACAAGGACGAAGAACACAGTAAGAATGATCCGTTGCGAATTGATCTTCTTGAATTCCGAGAACTGGATACAACTGATCTCGACAAGGATAATTTGAAATTCAATGATTTGGATGTCAATCTTTTGGACATAGATCTACTACAAAATGTCCTCAATGAATATGATGCATCATCGGTGGGTAAGGTTGCGGGACTCAATCAATCTACGCAAATATATACTATATTCACGCAAACAAAAGTCAAGCTTATTCGTAATGTCGAAAATGAAGTTCAAATGAACATAGAAAAAGAAAAGCACTATTCAATTAGTATCACGCAAGGTGATACGACAGTTTCATTTGGCATAAATGACATAGAATCCCCATATGTGAATAAAATAAGGATAATACAAAAATGAAGTTCTTTACATCTTGGAAGATTGTTCTTCTTGTCTTAATTGGGCTGATTGCATTAAGAATTCAAGATGGATGGCTTGTCGAGATAGCAAGATTAAAGACGTTTGATTATTATCAGGTGCAAAAGGGACAAACACCAAGCGATCAAATTGCAATTGTCGAAATTACGGATGATGATATAGAGAATTTTGGTCAATGGCCATGGCCCAGGGATAAAATTGCATTCATAATCGATTCGATCAAGGCATTCAAACCTGCATTGATTGTCATGCCAATTATATTCTCGGAGCCAGATAGATTTGGTAAAGATCAAGATCTTGCAAATGCACTAGAAGGTGTTGTCATATCACAGGCACCATCGAACAAGGCTTCAAATGATGAAGGTTCTTCGCGAGGAATTGCAGTAGTTGGTGAGAGTCCTCTAAAATGGCTACAGAAATTCAATGGAATTGTTCGACCACTAAAGATGTTTGAAGAAAAGGCCGTTGGCGTTGGCGTACTTGCCGCGTCTGGAGAATTGGATGGTGTCGTAAGAAGAATACCTATGGTTGTTCGAATTGACAAGAAGAATCCAAAGAAAGGATTCTATGAAGAATTGTATCCAACACTTTCGTTGGAAGTCATTCGTTCATTGACGGGCGACACTAGCTATCAAATGAAGGTTGGAATAAACGGTGTCGAATCAGTTCGCATTCCTCAATTTGAAATCATAAACACGGATTCAAATGCACGAGTCTGGATCAAATACGACAAGGAATTTGATCGTAGACTAATCTATCATATGGATGATATTGAAAACAAGGTCGTGATCCTAACGATCTCGGCTCAAGGACTTGCTACAAACGTACCGACACCATACGGCACAAAAAACATTGCCGATGTTCAAGCAGCAATGATATCGACACTAATCAATGGGGACAGTCTAACAAGATTGGATTATGCCGATGCAATAGAATTGATCACTCTATCTTTGATTGGATTGTTGTTCATAGTGCTTGTTCCAAGATTGAAGATCTGGCAAACAATTCCTTTCTTTGCCGTAATTTCCGCAGGAATCGTTGGATTTTGCTTCTATATGTACGAAATGAATATTCTATTTGATTACTCATTTCCTTTATTTACAATTACTCTAGTATTCGCATGGCTAGTCTTCAATAACTTTGCAAGAGAGTTTAGACTAAAGCAACAAATCAAGAAGCAGTTTCAGTCCTATCTTTCAAAGGCACTCGTGGAAAAGCTACAGAAGAATCCAGAGCTATTGAAGCTTGGTGGTGACAGTAGAGAATTGTCAATCATGTTTACTGACGTTCGTGGATTCACATCGATTAGTGAACACTATGGCGACAATGTTCAGGGACTAACTCAGATCATGAATCGCTATATGACTGCAATGACTGCAAAGATTCTTGAGAATGAAGGAACGCTTGATAAGTATATTGGTGATGCACAAATGGCATTTTGGAATGCTCCGCTTGATGATAAGCAGCACGCCAAGAATGCAGTCAAAACAGCTCTCAGCCTGGTAGGAGATCTAGATGAATTCAACAGAAGCATTGCAGCTGAAGGCGTTCCTCCTTTCGGCATGGGTCTTGGTATCAATACTGGTATGGTTGTTGTTGGGAATATGGGAAGCGATCAGCGTTTCGATTATACTTGCCTCGGTGATGCTGTCAACCTTGCTAGTCGTCTTGAAGGACAAAGCAAACCATACGGAGTCAAACTAGTCATTGGTTCAAAGACAGCAGAGTATGTCGCGGATGAATACTTTGTCATCGAACTTGACACAATTGCAGTCAAGGGCAAGAAACAAGGCGTCAACATCTATACCGTGATTGGTACAAATAGAGAAATGGAATTCTTGAACTATGCACCATTTCGTGAGATGCACAACATGATGTTGGACGATTATCGCTCAAAGAACTTTACGCGAGCAATGTTATCTTGTGAAAAACTCATGACTGCATTCAACGGTGGAATGAAGAATTACTATTTAATGATGATTGAACGTTGCGAAGATTACATCAAGAATCCACCACCCGCTGATTGGGACGGTGTGTATCGTGCTACTTCAAAGTAAATGTAATTAGGCAGAGACCAATCCCGGATACTAATCCGATCATGAATCCTGCCCATAACACCACTATAAGATCTGATGTCTTATAGTTCATTTTCGTTTTTCTGTTTGAACATAATGAAATGTTTTGAAATGCTGATTATACAACTCTTTTTGTGAAAGATCTCGATTATCAAAAAGTCGTCATCTTTAGTCATAAAATATAAATTTCCTACAATTCGTTCATCGCTATCTCTGACAATTGTAGATTTTGCTGTGGGCTTGAATCCGCTAGTTTCCACGCTTTTCAAGACATCTGCAGTATCACCACATAGAACTGGTTTTGATAACCAAACAAACTGATCATCTTCAGCAAATGCTCTGGGGCTAAACAAAAGCCCCAGAGCTAGCAAACATCCTATAATTTTAATCATTAGAACATTATCCTTATCTGTGCTCCGATAATGTTATTTACCACGCTTTCTTTCTCTTGTATTGCATACTTTAGCATGATAGAAGAGTTTTGATCAATGGCATAAGAAAATCCAGCAAAAGCTGTCTTTGTCTTATTTGTCTCAATCAAACCTTCAATTACACCAGTCAAGTCTTCAACGACATCCTGTTCAAATCTAATACCGCCATGACCAGTGACTTCAAAGTCACTTCTACCCGAATGTCTTACCGCAGTAAGAGTTGGACCAGTTTCAAATACACTTTTTCTATAATCGTATTCCAATTTTAGACCAGCAAATGGTCTAAATCCATACATATCTGGTGTGTATAGTCTATTTACAAACCAAGTATCATGACCTTTTGTAGATGCTGTGTTCAATAGATTTAAACCACGCATGAAGTGTGATGTTTCAAATTCGTTGTAGGCCATACCAAAGTTAGTCTTTAGAATCCAATCATCTTCAACTTTCAATGCAAAGAAGTCCAAAGAATACTTTCTTAGTTCTCCAGAAGACGCATCACCGCTTAGATCTGTAACCGCACCATTTAATTGAATGCCAAATAATAATGAATCATTATGTTTTTGTTCATACCCAATACCAAAAACATTTGTCGTGTAGCTATATGTGTCTTTGGTACCAGAACGAAGAGAATAGCCAGTCACATATACTTGAGAATCCTTGTTTACAGGACCTCTTGTTATGATCTTGTTGTCAGATGCTTTATTTCTTGCCAATGGATCAGCTAGTGAATTTTCATTTTGAAGAGTGCTAATTTTGTCAAGTTTTGCTAACTGATCAATTCTAGTAGTGAAAAGTTGATTATCTTGTGTGGTGACTACTTCATTAGCCACAGAAGTCCCGGTTAATATTTCATTGACAACTGTCGTTGAGGTCGTTGCTGTTCCGTTTACAGTCGTAATAGATCCGTCACTCCATGTTTGAATTGTAGTTGGTGTTGTGCTTGTTACTACTGTGATAGGTGTTGTGTGCGTTGTTACTGTGGTGATCGGTGTTGTTGCAACTGTAGTGATGTTGCGATTTACCGTGAGCGTTGGGTCTTGTCTTGTGCCTGTGAATGTAGTTGTAGGAACATAAGCTGTTGTTCCTCTTGTGTTTGACACAGTAGTTGTCGTAGTGCCGCGGCTTGATGATTCTGAAACGATTGGTGTTCCAGCAACTTGACTTACAATAGTTGGTGTAGGATTGCCTGCAGATGCACCTTCTGCTGGTGTTGCTAGTGTTGTGAATCCAGCTGAGCTTGGTATTGTACATGACGCAACAGCAATCGTTGTGTCGGCACATGGACCAGCATAAATGCCAAGCTGTACAGAACTACCATTGCTTACATGATTACCAGACACTTCAAATGTAATCGTATATGTTGTTCCTGCTAGTAGGCTGATTCCTTGATAGATGCCGTCAAATGTTCCGACAGCTCCATCATACCAAACACCGCCGTGTGATCCGCCGATGTCGTTCCAAGTGCCAGCAGCTGCTGGATACGTGCCGTTTTGATACCACACGCCCCAGTTTGTTGGTGCTTGAATTGTTCCCGGTCCATTACTTGTGGTGATGTTGATTGCACCACCAGTTGTGAATGCTCCGTTTGTCAATAGATTTACGGTAGATCCTGATTCTGTTAACGACACGTTGTCGAATGTCCAGAATGCAGGATCTTGTCTGAACGCAAAACCGACATAGTTTGTTCCTGAGATATTTGGTGTAAACGAGTACGAATAGGTCTGCCAGGTATTCGGTGTATTATTTGTAACCGTACCAATATATCCCGAAGGAAGAACTTGTGAAAAAGCGATTGCTGATATTAATAAGCTTGCAGTTGTTAATAATTTAAATAATTTACGGCTTTTCATTCCTTTCCTTTAGCATTAATACTATGTTAATCTTTTGATTAAGTCTTATTAAATCGTTATCTAACATTCTGACACGATCTATTAATGCAATCAGGACTGCGTTTGCTTCAGATAACACAGGTTTAATTTCTGCCGTTGCCCATTTCCAAACGTAAAAAATAAGGTAACCCATACCGCCTGCAGCAACAATGGGAAATCCATATTTATTAATAAGTTGAACCATATCCATAGTTAATCCTTCACTTTTTTAAATACAGTATTACCCTGAATTACTGTTAATTCAAATTTATCACCTTCTTTCCAAGGTAAAGTTTGTTGTATCCTACTATTATTTTGATTGGGCATTAAAACTAACTCTTCGTCTAATACTAGAGAGCTATTTAATATTTGTATATTATAACCTAAGTAAAACACCTTAGTCCTTTCTAGCGTCGTTTTTACCGTCCGCTCTTGCAATTCTATCTGTATCTGGTTTTACTCCTAGAGCTGTAGATATTAGTGCATCAATTCTGATAATATCGTGGTTCATTGTTTTAACTCTGTTATCAAGTGCAACAATAATTCCACTTAAACCTTTTACAGAGCTTTGAACCCCTGCGAGAATGAATTTGAGAGTAAGAAATACAAAGTAACCACCAGCTATAGATGATGCTATAGGAAATCCTACCTCTGCAACCAGTTTAAAGAATTCTGCTTCCATGACGTGCTCCTTTATAGATATTATACACTTTTTTAAA